AGAGTCCATTAACAACAACAGGAATTAATGGAGAACCAATGAATATGAATAATGAAGGTGTTAAAGCAGTAGCAAGTGCAATGACAAAAGATTATTCAGCATTAATGAAAGCTATAGATAAGAAAAAAGGAAAATAATAAATGGCAAGAACAATATACCAAAATAGACCAGTTTCTGACAAGCCGGATACAGCTGTAGGTATATCATTGCCATTTAATAAATCATCTATTAATGGAAATTTTGATAGAACTGCATTAAAAGATGATTCTAATACTGAGGGGCGACAATATAATGAACAAAAAGGAGGAGCTAGTGTATTTGCATTAAATTATACAACACATGCTCAATCTATATCTAATCTAAGAAATTTGTTAGGCACAGTTAAAGGCGAACGTTATATGCAACCTAGATTTGGAACGGATTTACGTAAAGCTATATTCGAACCAAATACATCAGCCTTTTCAGACATTGTAGAAGAACGTTTAATTGAAGATATTAAATTTTGGCTTCCTTATTTTATTATAGATGGTGTTATAATAACACGTGATATAAATGCATATAGTTTATCTGTTTCATTAGTTTTTAGATTAGATGTAAACAGTGCTAATCTGACAATAAATGTTTTATTAGACGAAAATGCAATTGTAGTTTCTGATGCTGCAGAATCAACTCCAGCACAATTAGAATTAGTAGGTGTAGGTAGTTTTGGTAGTTCAACAATTGTACCAAACATAGGCGGGTCATATTAGGAGATAAAAAATGTCAAAGTTAGTAAAAAAGGATGTTAGGTATATTGGAAAAGATTTTCCTCAGATGAGGCAAAATTTAATTACCTTTGCTAAACAATATTTTCCAAATACATATCAAGATTTCAACGAATCGTCACCAGGTATGATGTTTATTGAGATGGCTTCATATGTTGGAGATGTAATATCATATTATACAGATCAATCATTTAGAGAATCTTTATTGAGTCAAGCTCAAGAGACTACTAATGTATTACGCTTGTCCCATTTATTTGGTTTCAAGCCAAGAATAAATTCACCAGCAACAGTTACTTTAGATGTATTTCAATTGGTGCCAGCTATAGGATCTGGTACAGCAGCAAGACCGGATTACAGATATGCTTTAAGTATAAAAAGAGGAATGCAAGTATTATCAGAAGATGATATTTCTTTTAGAACTACAGAAAATTTAGATTTTAATGATAATGCAAATGTATCTGTATATGAAATAGACGGTAGTGGTAATGTAACTAGATATCTTTTAAAGAAAGAAGTAAAGGCAGTCTCCGGAGAAGTTGTGACTCGTGATTTTTCATTTACAACACCTAAACAATATGATAAATTATTATTACCAGAAAAGGATGTTTTAGAAATATTATCAGTTGAAAGTGATACTGGGGATGCTTGGAGCGAAGTTGATTATTTAGCACAAGATACCATTATGGAAGATATTGCTAACATTCCATTTAATGATCCAGATCTAGCACAATATAGATCAACCGTTCCTTATATATTAAAATTAACTAGAACACCTAGAAGATTTGTTACTAGGATTAGAGGAGATTATCAAACAGAATTACAGTTTGGTGCAGGTATATCATCAGATGCAGATGAAGAAATAATTCCAAATCCAACCAATGTAGGGTCAGGATTGGAATATCTGAGACGTACTACAACATCAGCTATAGATCCATCTAACTTTTTAGCAACTAGTACATATGGGTTGGCTCCTAATAATGAAGTATTAACTGTAACCTATACAGTTGGTGGAGGAGTTAATGAAAATGTAGCTGCAAATACAATCACTTCTATAGGTAATGTAGAATATTTAAGTGATGATTCGACAGTTGATTTAGAAGATACAAAAGCAACTGTGGCCGTAAGTAATCCATCTCCGGCAACGGGAGGAGCTTCTCAAGAAAATATTGAAAATATACGACAAAATGCTGTTTCGGCATTTGCAGCACAAAACAGAGTAATTACTAGAGAAGATTACATTGCACGATGTTATGCAATGCCGGTTCGATTTGGGAGTGTTGCAAAGGCATATGTAATAGGTGATACTCAATTAGATTCTAATGATAGAAATTATCCATTAGATTCTATATCAAATCCATTGGCTTTAAATTTATATTTGTTAGCATATGATAATCAAGGACATTTTACTAGTCCAAATCAAGCACTTAAAGAAAATATTAGAACATATTTATCCGAGTTTAGAATGTTAACAGATGCTATATCTATTAAGACAGCATATATTGTTAATATAGGAATTGAATTTGAAATTATACCTTTACCAGATCAAAATAGTGATGAAGTAATTTTAAGATGTACAGATAGGCTTCAAACTTTAATGAAGAATGATAGGATGCAGATAAATGGTAGTATTAATATTAATAGTTTATATACTGAATTAGATGGCATTAAAGGTGTGCAATCTGTATCGAGCGTTTCATTAACTAATATAACAGATTCAGGATATTCAAATAATGTGTATGATATGCAAACTGCAGTAAGGCATGGAATTTTATATCCGTCAATTGACCCAATGATATTTGAGGTTAAATATCCAAAAACAGATATTAAAGGTCGTATTATAAAAAATTAAGGGATAGACAATGAAAAGAATATATTTTCCAGAAAGAGATACAACATTATATGAAAGATATCCTGAACGAAATACGGGTGTAGATCAGATATTAGAGTTATCAAAAATACCTTCTGGATCTAAATTAAATGGAGTGCGTCAATCAAATTCATATGTATCTAGATTTATTGTAGATTTTGGAACTCAATATGAAGGATTGATAAAAGATATTTTAGCGTTAAATGTTCCTAGTCCGGCTATTAACGGAGAAGGTGTTGTAGTAGGGAGTGGATCTTTATACTTAGAACTATATGCTTCAGATGCAACAGATTTATTACATTCATATACATTATATGCAAATTCAGTTTCTGAATCATGGGATAACGGAAATGGACAGTTTAATAACACTCCAGAAACAAAAATTGGGTCATCATGGTATTATCGATCAGGTGATGCAGCATATGGCACTGGCATACCATGGAACACAGGATCTGCACATAGTAAAGATACTTCAGCAGGATCGACAGAAACTCAAGGAGGCGGCACATGGGAGACTGGAAGTATGGGAACTCTTGGAATAGCTCAAGCGTCTCAATCATTTGTAAATCAGTCACCTGATATTAGAATGAATATTACAAATTTATTAGCTTTAGATTGGTTACAATATAATGCACCTAATGGTGCTAATATGAATGGGTTTATTGTTAGGCGTCCAAATACAGATGAATTATCTCAAGAAAATTTTGGTTCAATAAAATATTTTGGAAGAGAGTCTCATACAATATTCATTCCAAGACTATCATATGAATATGATGATAGTTCTACATCAGGCACATTAAATGCTATATCATCTAACACATATGTTCCGTATTTTAAAAATATAAAACCAGAATATAGAACATCAGAAACTACAAGATTTAGAATAGGAGTTCGTCCAGAATTTCCAACCAAAGCATATCAAACATCGTCATTTTATATAACAAATGATCATCTACCAATATCAAGTTCATATGAAATAATTGATTCAGTTACTGATCATGTAATACTAAAAGATGAAACAGAATGGGGTGATTCTATGACAAAAATAAGTTATGATGTAGATAGTAGTTTCTTTGATTTAAGAATGGATAGCTTTCTGCCTGAAAGATATTATAAAATAAAGTTAACATGTAGAAGAACAAATGATACACAAACATTTGACGACTTCTATTTTAAAGTGGTGAAATAAGATGGCAGATAAAAATCCTCCATATAGTACGGCAGCAGGTTTAGGTACAAGTTTTGATCCTACAAAGACTAATAAAGTAAAAAGGACTGTAAACGATCATTTATTGATTGAAATGAATACAGATGATATTCAAATAGTAACTAAAGATTTTGTTACATTAAGTCCAACTGCAGAATATAGAGCAAATTTAAATGATAGATTAACTCACTTTAAAAAGCCTATCGTAGATGGAGCAGTTATACCTTCTTTAGCAACAGATAACAAAATTAAATTTGTGTCTTTACAATCAATCGAAGGTGTTGATGTACATAATGCATATCTACAAACAGGACCTTTTAGAAGAGGTACAGATCAACCACCATTAGAC